TATGAAGCATTACCAGTTGCAACGTCTGTAGCAGTTGTTCCAAAGTTTTTATTGTAAGCTGTGTTTTTAGGAGCTGTAATAAACTTACCTGCAGCATCAGTTTCTACAGTTTGTGAATTAGCTAAAATTGCACCATTTTCTTGCACATTGCCTATAGCAGTGCCTACGTCTTTGCTAGAAGCTGTACCCAGTGTTGGTTTGTTATTTATAAAAGCATCGCTAGTATTGTCGCTTTCATTCCAATCTGCTTGCACGTTTACCTGTGCATTTTCTTCAATAGTAGCTAGTTTAGTTTCTGCTATTTTTAATTTATCAACAATTTTTTGCAGCGTGTCATAGTTCGCATCATCTACAGCTAAAGTAGCTTGTATGGCTACTATAGCATCTGTGATTTTCTGCAAATCATCAAGTGATGGATTATTAGTTACTAATAATGATTCTGCTGCTATTAATGCTACGTTTATATTAGCATCGTTAGTGTTTATTTTTGTTCTAGCTGTTAAGCCAGAATCGCCATTATTAACGGTTTGTATCGTTGCCATAATATTTTAATCATTCCAAGTTGCTGCGTCTTCCCAAACACCAATGTCGCTCCAAAACGCACCAGCAAGAATCCATACACCAACAGCATTTTCAAGCCTATTTTCTTTTAATGCTAAAGCTAACCCTAATCCTAGCATTATTTACATCCTAAAATTTCACCTGTGCCACCACTTTTAACCATTTTTACGAAAGCATGGCTATATTCAGCACCCTCAATCACAGCAGCAATAACTTCAGTGCCATTCTCGTTCACTATAATTACATCTCCTGTCGTATTGCCACGATAGCCTCTATATCTTTTAGCCGAGATATCTGTATCTAACGGAATAGATTCTAGAAGCGTGTAAGGCTCAATAGTTGGTCTTTCTAAAATTGTCATAATTAAAAAATTATACGGTCAATTTGTTTATTTAACTGCATATTGTAGATATCTAGAGCGGTATTTGCAACTTTATCGCTTGACTTACTAAGCCAATGTGTAGCTGGGATTTTTCTAAAAAGATATTGCAAACTATAAATCATTCTTAACTTATCATTTTTCAATGTAAAAATACCTTTTACATTGCCTAAATCTAAGTAAAAATGCTTGTAGTTATTGCGTTTAGCATTCTCTATAATGCCTATTGCTCGCTGGCGTTTGTTTGCTATAAAAGCTAATTTTCTCTTATCTCTTAAAATGATATTACTTAGCTTGTGCGTTCTAGAACGCAATCTGTTATTTTGACGAGCAATTCTCGCTGTAAGTGTAGGGATGGGTAAATGTGTTCCTTTTTCCGGCTTTGCACGTCCTCCAACCTCTTGTAATTCCATGTAACCTTGCGTGCTTCCTACTTCTGATTGCATGTTGTCAATATTAAAGCCTTTAGCCATATTGACTTGCACGCTGTTAACAGTCCATTTATTTCGATTTATAAAGTTATCTTGGATAAATCCTTGTGCTTGCTTGCGTACATCAAACGCAAGAGTATTTAATGTGTTGCGTGTTGCGTATTTTACACCTGTTCTATTAAACTTATCTAAAAAGTTCTCTAGCTTTTTGATTTCTTTAAAATCTGCTTTAATTTGCATCTAAATTAATCACCTGATTAACTAAATAGTTTGTAGTGTAATCATAACTAATATTGCTAGTAAGTGCGTTAATAGTTCGCTTATGCTCTACATAATGTTGCTTGTTAGTAATTGCTATATTATTTATAAATTTAAAGATGGATGTAATTTCTGTGTTAGTTAAATCTATATCTTGTCCTGTAGCCTCATCTTTGTATACATAATCTACTCCACTGCTAGTGGTGTTATTTGCATCTGTAACACTATCTCTGTTAATAGGGTAATTAACTGGCTGTAGATCTGCTCTAGTAATTGTGCATTGTCTAATACTTTGATTATTTAAATAATAATCTTTGCACTTCTCTAGCAAGTCATTTTTCCACCATGCCAGACTTGGCTCTGTCTGCTCTTCTAGGTCTGGGTCTGCGTAAGCTATATACTTCCATTTGTATTCGTTGTATTGGTTGTATATATCGCTTGTTAACTCCCAGTATTTACCCTGATTTACTTTGTATGGTATATCGCCTGCATCTTCTTTTTCTTGATTGCGTGGCTTAACATAAGCATAAGTAATTAAGCTATCAGCGTTTAATCTTATGTAGTAGTTATAATCACTCATTTTATAACTCTGAACTTACGTACCACAAAAACTCTATATAGTTGGCTGCCGTACCAGTAAAGCCAACTTCCACGCCCTCTTGATTGATTGCAATAGTAGCTACAGTAATGCCAGTTGGATTGTCTAAAGGAACATAAGTAATTGTTGGTATTCTGCTCATCAAAGTGTCAAATCTAATTGTTTTACGCTGAATCTGAATTGCTGAATCGGTCGTTAAAATATAAAATTCTGGTAAATTTGTATTTTTAAAGACATCACGGCAAGAAATGTATTCCTCTTGAAAGGTTTTAGCTTTCCAAGCTGTACATATACTAGATTGTTCTAGCTTAATTTTAGTAACTCTCCATTCGTAGCCATTTGACATTTCTTCATCAGTCCATATTACAACTGCTAGATTGTTAGTGCTGGCTGTGTCTATATTTACGCCCTTAATTGTGAATCTGTTCCAGCTAGTCGCATTAGCTGGTAATGTTGTTGTAGTGTTTTCTGTGGCAAAATTAGTCGCAAAACCTAAATTTGCTGCTGTTTGCCATGTGCTGATTGGGTCGTTTGGCATATCGTCTACTGTACCTTGCCAAGTCAAAATGGCAGCTCTAAAGTTACGTGTAACTGAATCTGAATTATATAATTCAAAAGATAAAGATGTATCTTGATTTAATAACGTACGTGTAGTGTCATAATCTATATATTGAACAATCCCGGCTTGTTCGTTTTGTCTCTGGTGTACTAACTTTATAGCTGCTCTTGCTCCTGCTGGCAATTCGCTAGCAAGCGTTGTTTGTGTAATATCAACAACATCTGAACCTGCTCTAGAATCTATTACTTTCCAACGGTCAAGCGTATGGTTGCCATCTAGATTTGTAAAAGTTGTAGCTGCTGTAAAATTAGTACCACGTTGTGCAATGGTAAAATCTCCATTGTCTAAGATGTTATCTTGAACTGGTACAAATATCTCTGGTTTGATAGTAAAATCATCAGTAGCAGCATTGTAAGTTGCAATGTATAAAGTACCTGCTGATATATCACCAGCTTGTATTCCAATTATATTTTTAGCAACTAGTAATTGTGAACCCTGTAAAGTTGCTGAACTGCTAGTATTTGTTTGTGCTGCAACAAATCTAAATTGTTGCTTGTCTTGTAATACTGCAACTGGGTGGGTTAAGTTGTAAGTGTTACCTGCATCCCTAAAACTTGATAAAACTATTGTGTTTGGCGTTCCTGCTTGCGTTAAATCCTCTACTAAATTACCTTTAGCAATAGCAGATTGTATGGCTTGTGCAACTTGTGAAACATCAGCGTTATCTACTATACCGCTGGGTATAATTCCTGCTGCTCGCAATAAAGCAACATTTAAACCGTTGTTGTTTTGATTGTATGTGCTTGCTTTTATAGGTGTGCCATCCAGCGTTTCAGGTGCAGAACTATCTTTCCCAGTGCCATACGGACTAGTTGCTGTTATTGCCGCGTTTGTGTTGTCTAAATCCTGTGGTGTAACTGCCATAATTTAAGTGTAATTTATTAACATGCCCAGCCAGATATGGCAAGGCGTTATCTGCAATAATAGCTCTTCTAGCTCGTTACGTCTAGCCTTGCTAATATTTTCAAAGTCTCCAAACTGTGAACCACCGATATAAATAAAATATTGATATTGTTTTGCGTCAGTAGGTAAAGCGTATTGTATGCGTTGCTCCGTGATAATTCCAGGTGCTTCTCTATAACCATGCACAGCATTTTCAAAGCCACAATACGCCCATTCACCACCATAAGTTATTGCAAAGCTCTGCACTTTATAGTCAATATTTACAAGTGGGTAGCCTTTCGGTTGTTGGAATTGGTAGCCAAGTACAGCATTTTCAAAACCATGTACTCCATCCTCGCTACCGTAACTGATTAAATCTGGCTCTGTACTTGCTGTAGCTAAATAAGTTGCTGGATTTACTAAACTGCCACTTTGATATGGACTATGCACAAATAAATTAAAACCATACGCTTGTAATTTAGTTTGTATGCTATTTATACTGCCGTTGTTATTTTGCAGTAATTTACCTGTAATACGATTTCTACGCTCTTGTTCTGTCAGCGTACTATTAAATGGCAAATTAAGCTCCTCTTCCCATTTGTCAAGCTCTTGAGTAGTTGCAATAGTTGCATCTCTAACAGTATTTAATAGATAGTTTTTAGCATTATCTGCTGTGCTAGCAATTACATCCCATAGCTTGACTAGCTCGCTTGTGCTGGATTGCCAAAACCAAGATTCTGGCAATAATAATCTAATTAATTTATTAAACATAATCTACGCTTGCAAGCGTTGCTAGTTCGTCTTTATCCAGCAAATACTTAGTAATTGTGGATGCATTGCCTGAGGCAATTTCAAAAAGTGTAATACTTCCGACAGTTGCTCCAAGTGCCTTGGCTGTAGAATATACCACTCCATTGATTTCTTGCGTATCAATTAAATCTTTACGTGCATTTGTTACATCTATTGCGGATATGTAAGGCTCATAATTTGCAAATAAATCTTGTAATGCTGCGGTTATAGCTGTTTGTATACTTGCTATTTCATTGTTACTACTAATTGTGCTAATTGTAATGCTAAAGGTTTTAGTTGTTACTGCTAATACATTTATACCTGCAATGTTGGCTGGTAATTGATTAATACCTGCATCATCAAAAGTTACAGCATTTAAAACTTCGTCTAGTTGTGTTTGTGTGGGTATAACTGAACCTGCTAAAATACTCTTAACATAAATATCTATAAATCCAGCGGTTGCACTTGTGTATGGATAAACTCTAACTGTGCCTAATTCCTCGGCTTCTTCTCTGTACCATAAATAATTATTAGGTAATCTTTCTTGTTTAGCTGCGGTTATAGCTTTATTTCTATAGCTGTCTTCTGTTTCTGCATCTGCTGCTGTGGCAAGTATAGTTACAATGGTTGCTTCTGCTGCTGTAATTTGTGGATTTACAAAAGTTACTATATCTCCTAATTCCATATTGCCAATAACACCAAAACCTCCACCATTAGTTGCATCACCGCTCGCTAAAATAGATAAATTAACTGTTCCACTGGTTACCGTGTAATCTTGTGTAGTTGTGTATATTACACCTGTTGCTTTGTTTGTTAGTTGCGTTCCACTAGGTATAGTTCCTGCTGCTGTAACCGTCGCTTGTGCTTCTAATCCTGCTTGCGTTGCTGGCGTTGGCTCTCCTATGCCGTATTTTTTAGCTACTTCTACTAACGGTCTAATAACTGTACCGTCATCTAGTGTAACTGGTTCAAAGCTAGCAGTTTTTAAAAATATCTGTTTGCTGGTAAAATTGCCATACTTATATACAGCATTCATTAATCCTGCTAATACTTTACTTAATATGTTTAGAAAGCTTTTAGGAAGTGGACTAACATTCTGATTGTAAGTGCTAGCAAAGCTGGCTTTAATCTCTGTGTAAAGGCTATTCAAATCTGGCATAAGTCGTGTATTTGAAGTCTAAATCTTCTATTACAATGTTTATTTGTAACGTATTAATATCTGTAATGCTACATTCTACAGTATAACCGCTTGCTATGCTATCTGTGGTAATCCATGCTAAATTCTTTTTAATTGCATCCTCAAAAATAGGCAAGTTAGCAGATATTAGCGTTTTACCTTGAAGCCGTAAAAATTCGTTAGTTAGATTATTGCTTACATTGTCGTCTAACTCATTTCCCCACCATGCAGTGCCGTCTATATTAGCTCCAAACAAGCTAATATTAATAGCTGTAGCAATTCCTGTATCTGTAGCTACTAAACCATTAGAGACTATTATATCTGCTTGGTTGTCTTTGTTTAAATGTAATGCTATATCCATTATTCTGGTGGTTGTGTTGGACTGTCTGCTGGTACTGTTACAACTGCTCCACCTTGCGAATCTTGCAAGGTTGGCAATGCGTGGACATGCTCTAGAAATGATTTACCACCAATAACTATATCACCACTAGCCTCACAAGTACCATCTACTTTTAATTCAAAACTACCATTAGCATTTTTTAGCTTTATACTTCCGTCGGCTTTTATTAGTATATCTGCTTGCTTAACGCCCTCGGCATTACGTGAATATATTTGTATTTCACCCTCTGCTATTACTGATTCGTTTATAACGTCATTAGTACCGATTACAAGAGGTTGGCTGCCTGAATTTTCTTGCTTAATAGTAACTGCGTTATCCTTTAAGATTGGCTTGGCATCTATACCAGCTATACCTATTGATATGGCTTTGTGCGTTGTGCCTTGGAAGTCTACGCCATAACCTAGGAGTTTAGCCCCATTGCTTAATGTTGTGTTAAATATTTCTACTATTTTTGCTACTCTACCACTCATAATTCTATCATTAAATTGGTAAACTGCTAGGTATACTACCAGTATAAACATTTGGCAACCCTAGCACCAAGTTAGCCGTATGGCTGTTATTAGTTATATTTAATATAACATCTTTAACAATAAATTTATATTTATCTTTTATTAACACACTTGGAGCGGTTAAATTAATAAATGTGTTAGTCTTCCATACCTGCTTTGATGGGGTGTAGATTGTTGCTAGCCCAATAGGTACACTAAATACATTGCCAAACATTCTGCTGGCTTCTTGTTGTACTTTCTCGGTCACAGCACT